GCTGCAACCACCTGACGATGTTCATCGACGTGCAGCAGAAGGTTCTCTTCTGGATGCTCTGCGCGTGGGAGGAGAATTTCACCGGCTACATCGTGGACTACGGCACGTGGCCCGAGCAGAAGCGGGCGTACTTCACGCTGCGGGATGTCCATTCCACACTGGGCCGTGCGACGGCCGGGGCAGGCCTTGAGGGCCAGATCTTCGCCGGGCTGGAGAAGCTCACCGCCGAGAAGCTGTCTCGCGCCTACCGCCGCGAGGACGGCGCGGAGATGCGGATCGACCGCTGCCTGGTCGACGCCAACTGGGGCCAGTCCACCGACGTGGTCTACCAGTTCTGCCGGCAGAGCAGCTTCGCGGGCATCCTTTTGCCCAGCCATGGCAAGTATGTCGGGGCGTCCAGCGTGCCGTTTAGTGAGTACAAGCGCAAACGCGGCGACCGCGTCGGTCTGCACTGGCGCATCCCGAACACGATCGGTCGCCGCCAGGTGCGGCACGCCCTGATCGACACGAACTACTGGAAGACGTTCGTCCACGCCCGTCTGGCCGTGGCCATGGGCGATCCCGGTTGCCTGTCGCTGTTCGGCCGCGACGATTCCGCCAAGAAGGCCCACCGCCTGCTGGCCGACCACCTGACGGCCGGACTGCCTGGTCGGCTGCGCCGTGGCCGCGTCCATCCAGGGCGCTTCCCTGCCCGGCGTGGCGGACGGGCCGGCGCGGCCGAGGCAGCGCATCAAACTCTCGGAACTGCAGAGGGGCAGGTGATGAGCACCGAGGCGCAGCCGACATTGCGGAAAACTGGTCTGTCCTGTCCCAAGTGCGGGTGTCGCGATCTGCGCGCCTACTACACCCGCGCCAAGCGCGACTACATTCTCCGGAAACGAATCTGCCGGCACTGTGGCCACGAAGTGATCACCCGCGAGCGCATCGGCGCGTGAAAGTTCCAGTATTGGAACGATCTTCATCAGGGGGCTGTTTTCCGCGCGAAGTTTTGAGGCTCTGCGGCAATAAGCACTACGGGCACGCAAGGACGGCCCGGAGCAGAGCCAGTGACCGACACACTCGACAATTCAATCAAGACCAACGCTGAAGGCCCGGCCAAGGCCAGCGGCGACTCCGGCAGCGTCGAGCAGCACAAGCTCTCCGAACAGATCGCCGCCGACAAGTACCTGGAGTCGAAGAAGGCCAGCCGCGCCAAGGGCCTCGGGGTCAAGCTCGCGAAGATCTCGCCGGGAGGGACCGTCTGATGTGGCCCTTCCGCAGGAACAGGAAGGCTTTCTCTCAGAAAAGATCCCTCCCGGCGGTGGTCCGGGCGCGCTACGACGCGGCCCAGACCACCGCGGAGAACGCCAAGCACTGGTCGATGGCCGACGCACTATCAGCCGACGGGGCGGCTTCAGCCGACGTTCGCCGCAAGCTGCGGCAGCGTGCCCGCTACGAGGTGGCCAACAACAGCTACGCCAAGGGCATCGTGCTGACGCTGGCCAACGACTGCATCGGCACAGGCCCACGCCTGCAACTGCTGAGCGACGATGCCGAGACCAACCGCCGTGTCGAGATGGCCTTCGCCGCATGGTCCGAGGCGGTCAACCTGGCCGAGAAGCTCCGCACGATGCGGATGGCCAAGGCCGCCGATGGCGAGAGCTTCGCGGTGCTGACGGCCAACCCGATGGTCGACTCGCCCGTGATGCTGGACGTGCAGCTGGTTGAGGCCGACCGGGTGGCGTCGCCGACCATGGCGCTGCTGCCGCCGGTCAGCGACATCGACGGCATCACGCTCGACGCCTGGGGCAACCCGCAGACCTACACCATCCTGCGCCAGCACCCCGGCGACCTGGCGGCGTGGAAGACGCAGTACGACCTGGTGCC